ATGGCAGCACGAGGATCGCGGGAGAAAAGGTCTCCCAAGGCGGAGCCGGCGTCGCGGCGGAGAGGCAGCCGCAAGCAACGAATCAGCAAGCTATTGATCGACATTGAAGAGCGCCTCGATCTCAAGACCAACAAGGTGACGCTAGCCGATTTCATCCGGTTGACACAGTTGGAACGCGAGCTCGAGGAAGAGGAGCAGCCGAGGGAGATTATCGTTACGTGGAAAGAGCCAGCGGAAAAACGCTGCGAATTGAAATAGATTATGCACCGCTCCCATCACAAAGCAAGTTTCACGGGTCGACCGCGAGGTTTAAAGGGTTTTCGGGTCCAATTGGATCGGGGAAGAGCCAGGCGTTGTGCCAAGAGGCGATCCGGTTGAGTTACTTGAATCCGGGCAGACAGGGACTAATTGGCGCACCCACTTACCCAATGTTGCGCGACGCAACTTTGACGAGCTTCCTCGAGGTACTCAACAGCAATCGAATCCGGCATGAGTTGAACAAGTCCGAATCGGTGTTAGTGATGAAGGATACCGGGTCGCGAATCTATTTTCGCGCGGTAGACGACTTCGAGCGGCTGCGGGGCACCAATCTGGCGTGGTTTGGGCTGGACGAGCTGACTTACACGGCCGAGGAAGCGTGGCTGAGGCTGGAAGGACGGCTGCGAGATCCGCGCGCGTCGAGGTTGTGCGGCTTCGCGGTATGGACGCCGAAGGGTTTTGATTGGGTCTATCGCAGATTTGTTCGCGACGTCATTGCGGGGTATGACGTAGTGCTGGCGCAGCCGTTCGAGAATCGGCACGTGCTTGACAGAATCCCGGACTTCTATGATCGCTTGAAAGAAAGCTACGACGCGAAATTCTTCGAGCAGGAGGCGTTAGGCGAGTACCTGAATGTGCAGTCTGGCGCGGTTTACGGAGCATTCAAACGGTCGCGGAATGTCAGGGAAATTGAAGTCGATACTGGGCTGCCGCTGTTTTGGGCCCTGGACTTCAACGTGGATCCGATGAGTTCGATTGTGGCGCAGAAGAGCGGAGAGGAGATCCGGGTGCTGGATGAAGTGGTACTCAGCCGCGCGAGCACGGTGCAAGCATGCGAGGAGTTCCACGCGCGCTATCCGAATCATCAGGCCGGAATCGTAGTGTATGGAGACGCGTCCGGGCAGAGGCTGCAGACGGCTGGGACCACGGACTATCAGATCATCAAGGAGTACTTCCGGCGGACAGCCTACAAGAACCTGAAGTTCCTGGTGCCTCCCAGTAACCCGAGTGTGCGGGAGCGCGTGGCTCTGGTGAACGCGAAGCTATTCTCGGCGGACGAAGAAGTCCGGCTGCTGGTGCATCCAGGATGCACGGGTCTGGTGGCTGATCTGGAGGAAGTTACTTATAAGCCGGATAGCGGAATCATCGACAAGGAGAGGGATTCCAAAAGAACGCATCTATCCGATGCGCTAGGTTACTTGATCTGGCAAGAATGCCGGCCTCGAGCGAAGTTCGGAGAGCAAGGACGGCGACTAATTTAGGCGCGACGAGAACCCGATGAACTTAGGCACGGTTGGTCCAGACATTAACCACGAACATCCCGAATACGCGGGCAAACGCGCGATGTGGCGGCAGTATCGAGATTTGTACGCGGGCGGGGAACAGTTCAGGGTGAATGCGGATCAGTATCTGGTTCGGCGGCAGAAGGAGCCGGGGGACGTTTATATCGAGAGGCTGAGCCGGAGTTTCTACGAGAACTACGTCGGCTCGATCGTAGATTGGTACACGGCAACGCTTTTCCGGCGGGAGCCGGTGCTGACTTATGAAGGAAAGAGTGAGCGCTCCCGTAAATTCTTTGGGCAATTTGCGGACGATTGCGATCTGAAGGGGACGAACCTCGCCGAATTTTTCCGCAGGCAATTCGTGGAAGCGCTGGTGTGCGGCAAGAGCTGTGTGTTGATCGATTTCCCGCGGCTGAATGAGCCGGTTGGAACGCGCGCGGAGGAAGACGAGCGCGGGGCGTCCAGAGCGTACTTAGTAGGTTACGCGGCGGATGAGCTTATCAACTGGAGCTATGACGATCACGGACAGTATCAATGGGTGGTGCTTCGAACGCAGAGCCTGCGCAAGGAGCGGTTGGAAGATGCAGGCTGGTCCAAGCAGACCCGCTGGGTTTACTACGACAAAGAAAAATACAGGATTTACGAACAGGCGGAAGGCGGAACGGATCGCGGCCCGATTGAAATTGTGGCCGAAGGAAGGCACGGGCTAGCGAAGCAGTTACGCGTGCCGCTGGTGGAGTTGCGGGTCTCGGAGGGGCTGTGGCTGCTGAATAAAGCCGCGACGTTGCAGTTGGAGCACTTCAACAAATCGAATGCTCTGGGGTGGGCGCTGACGATGGGCCTCTTTGCGATGCCCGTGGTTTATTCGGAGCGGGATTGGGATCAGGTGATGGGTGAGTCTTACTACATTCAACTCGGTCCGCAAGACCGGTTCGGATGGACAGAGCCACAAGGCACGGTGTACCAGATTGCCGCGGACAATCTGACCAGGCTGCAAGAAGAGATCTACAGGGTCTGCTACGTGACCCACGCGGGGGGATCAGTTTCCGGAAACGCAGCTCAATCGGGCGTGAGCAAGCAGCGCGATTACGCCATCACGCAGGAGGTCCTGCGGGCCTATGGAGATGCGGTTAAGGATTCGATGAAGCGAGTACTTCGCGCAGTGGACATGGCGCGAGAGGATGGGCTGAGCATCAATGTCTCCGGCATGGATGAGTTTGATATCGGGGATTTTGGGACAGAACTAGCCGATGCACAACAGCTGCTGAGTCTGGGAATGAATTCGCCGACGCTGCGAAAGCAAGTCTACAAAAAGCTGGCGTTTCAATTCTTGTGCGACGTTCGGCAAGAAGTGAAGGACCAGATTGGGCGCGAAATCGATCAAGAGTAAATGATCGCCGGCACGAGTGCCGGCGCTGCACGCGCGAGTGCGTGCGCCACGGGGAGGATTATGGAAGAGCCAAAGACGGACGGGGCGGAGCTGCGTTCTTTGATACGCGGCGTGATCGACGAGTTTGTGCAGGCTGAGCAGGTGAAGGCGGAGCCCGCGTATAAGGCGGAGCTGTTGGACGAGCGCAGGCGGCGCGAAGACTTAGAGAAACGAGTGAACGATCTGGTTCAAGAAAATCACCGCAGCCGGCAGATGGCGGACGAGGCGGAGCGGAGCTCGTCGATTCGCACAGAGCTACAGCGGTTGGGAGTAGCGAAAGTGGATCTGGCGTATCGCGCGGTGAAGGACGACATTCAGCGGCGCGACGACGGCCAGCTGATTGCGCGGAGCGGTTCTGGAGAAGTATCTCTTCGGGACTATCTAGCGCAGTTCGTGCAGGAGAATCCCGAACTGCTGCCAGCCCGTATGACGGGTGGATCGGGCATGGGGTCGGGACCAAAGGCAGCTACAAGTTCAGGCGGGCTTGATCTGGACAAGATTCGACCGGGTATGAACCCGGAAGAACTGGAAAAGGTTCGTCAGGAGGTCTCGAGGGTGGCGAATCAAGCACTCCGAGGCATGTGAGACGGCTCCGGGAGGCGGCTCAAAGCGAACACGTTGCCCGGTAAAGGGCGAGAAAGAGACAACGAGGTAAATCTAAATGCCAACAATTACATCAGCAAATGTAGCAAATGCAATCGTGAAGCTAGTCGCAGTGGACGCCTTGCCGGCGCTGGTTAGCAACCTGGTGATGGGCAACTTAGTCAACCGGGACTATGAGCCGACCTTGGCGAATGCGGGGGACACGGTGAATGTGCCGATACCGCCCACGCTGGTAGCGAATAACATCGCGGAAGGCGGGACGGTTCAGACACAGAATCCAAATCTAGGAAACGCACAGATCGTGCTGAACACACATGCCGAAGCCACATTCCAGATTCCGGATGTGACCAAGGTGTTGGCGGTGCCGGACTTGCTGCGGCTGTATATGCAACCGGCGGTAGTGGCCATCGCAGAGTCGATTGAGACCGATATTTTGAGCCTGTATTCGCAATTCAGCTCGAATGCGGCCGTAGGAACGGCTGGCGTCGCTCTGATAGAGGGTACGGTGGACGCAGCGGAAACGGCGCTCTTTTCAGCGAAAGTTCCGGCGTCGGCGAGTAAGTACCTGGTGGTTGATCCGATCAGTTACTCCGCCCTCAGACAGATCCCACGTTTTAGCGAATACTATTCCGCCGGCGATGCGGGGTTGCGCGCTTTGGTAGATGGCGCGGTGGGCAAGATCAAGGATTTCTTCGTGTTTCGATCGCAGCTGGTGCAGTATACCGGCAGTGGACCGGTGAACACTCACAATCTGGCGTTTGCCAGGGACGCGATCGGGCTGGTCATACGCCGGCTGCCGCAACCGCTGCCGGGAACTGGCGCGATCGCCGAGTACGCGGAAATGGGCAATTTCGGAATCCGCGTGATCATGAGTTATCAGCCCAACACGCTAGCGCAGCAATTCACTGTTGATGTGCTCTACGGGACCGCGGTTTTACGAAACTCATTTGGAGTTCAGGTCAACAGCTAGTTGCAGGGGAAAATGAAGCAGCGCGTGACGCGGGCGGATGCCAGGAGCGTCTGTCCGCGCGCAAAGGGGACAGGATGGATTTGAGGGCGTTTTATCAAAAGCTACGGAAGATTGAGCGAGAGATCACGGACGCGCACGTCGTGGTTGTGAGCCACGAGACGCCCGACGGAGGGCGGCCTGGGCAATTAGCGGAAGTGTCGCGGGCTATTGCCGCCCGGCTCATTTTAGAGGGGCGTGCCCGCTTGGCGACGATTGAAGAGAGCGCGGAATTTCGGGCGGCAGCGCAACAAGGCGTACAAGAAGCGCGGCAGCGGGAAATGGCGGGCAAGGTACAGGTGAATGTGATTTCGGAGGCCGACCTGCGCGCGTTCAAGACCTCGGTGCGAGCGGAGAAGCGGTAGCGAGCGCAGCGGCAATGGCATTATTCACCGATGGTCCCATCAGTTCCGCACAGGACCTTCAAGGTTACGATTCTTCGGTTCTGACTGTCGCCAACGCGGAGGGTATCAATATCGCCGTGAAGATGACCTTGGCGCAACAGGATCTTGGGAATGAACTGATGTTGTTCCTGTTTCGGCGGGCGTCCTTTCGCGACTATCAGCCGAATGTCAGGCGATCGCAGGGCTTGGCCGATGTGGTGGTGACGGAAGCGCTGCAGCAGTGGCACGTACTTACGACGCTCGCGTTGGTGTATCGGGACGCTTACTACAATCAACTGAACGACCGCTATCAAGGTAAGTGGAATGAATACGAGCAATTGGCGAAAGCAAGCTCGCGCACCTATTTTCAACTCGGGGTTGGCGTGGTCGCGGACCCAATGCCGATGGCGCCCACTCCCGAGTTGTCCACGGTTCCGGGAAGTGGCGGCGCAGAGAAGTTTTTCGTGGCTGCGACTTGGGTAAGTGCGGCCGGGCAAGAAAGCGCTCCGAGCGCTTACGCAGAACTTAGCACAGCAGCCGGTGAGGATCTGGTCGTGACACTGACGGGCCCCCCGCAGAATGCGGTTGGCTGGAACGCGTATGTTGCATTGTCGCCAAATGCGCCGACTCGCCAAAATGTTACTCCCTTGGCACTGGGCAGCAGTTGGACCATGACCGGAGCCTTGATTTCGGGTGCTCCGCTCTCTACGGGGCAGCAGCCGGTCCGGTTCATCGTGGATCACCGTTTCATTGAGAGAGGTTGAACATGTTGCTTCTCGCCGGCACAAGCACGCAGAAGGTAGTAGAACTGTTGGCCGCCGGCAGCGGTTTACCCGCGGCATTGGAAGCGTTGAAAGTACAACAGGGACTGATCCTGCCTTGGATCACGGACCAGCAGATTATCGCGCAGAATGTGACCCCGGAGGTTTCCGGCCTGAGCACGGTGGACAATTATCCGCTGGTTTATGTGTATTGCACCAAAGTTGTCAACTCGCTTCGGGAAAAGTTCCGGACGTTTTCCGGCGAAGCTCAAATGGTAGTGGAGGCCCGTGTGTCTCAGGACCGGCTGGATCAGATCGAAACCAACTTGCAGGCTTATATGGACGCCATCACGCAGGTCTTGGACAATAGCCGCGGTGACTTGGGAGCAGGAATCTTCTTTGCCGGCAAATACGAAGTCACGTTTGGCGGAGTGAAGCACGGTGGGCGAAACTTTCTGCAAATCGCGAAAGCCGCATTTGCTTTGGAGATCAGCGCGGGTTAACGCACGCAATTTAGGCTTCCTATGTCCTATATCCCTTCGAATGACAATCGATTCTACGTCGCGCTGGAGCAAAGTTACGGTGTTGCCGCGACGGTTAGCGCGAGTAACCGGATTCCAGCGGTGAAGTTGACAGCCAAACAACAAACGGAAAAGGTTCAGCGCGCGGATAAGACAGGATCGCGAACGTTTCCGGGGGACCCCAGCGGGCTGCGAGTACAGACCAGCTTCGGGTTGACGACTTACATGGCGACCTGGAATGATCCGGGTGTTCTGCCGCCTTACGATCCACTGTTTCAGGCGTGCCTTGGTGGAGCTGCGGCCCAATCGGCTGGTGGCAGCGTTGCGAGTACGAGCGGTTCCTCGACTCTGACGTTCACAGCGCCGCATGGGCTGGCTGTGGGCGCGGCAGTTACTAGCGGAGGCGAGATTCGTTTCGCCACAGTGATCGTAAATGCCGACACCATTCAACTCAACGCGCCATTTTCGGTGACTCCGGCTACGAGCTCGCAAACCGGGCCGACGGCGATGTATCAGACCGCGGAGGCTCTGTCGAGCGTGACGCTCTTCGACTATTGGAGCCCTTCCACCGCGGTGCAGCGCATACTCGCGGGCATGGCTATCGATACGCTCTCGATAAAACTGAACGGCGATTTCCACGAGTTCAATTTCAGCGGACAGGCACAGGATCTAGTGGACACATCCAGTTTTGAGAGCGGGCAATTCGGTTTATCGGCCTTTCCGGCGGAGCCCACCGTGGCGCCGATCAACTACTCGATCATTCCGGGAAACCTGGGGCAGGTTTGGCTGGGCACTTCGCCCACGCGTTTTTACACTTTGACGGCTGCCAATGTAACATTCACGAACAATGTGGACTTGCGGGCGAGTGAATTCGGCGCCATATTGCCCAGAGCGATTGCTCCCGGACAGCGGACGGTGTCGATTAACTTCAGCATTTTCGAAATGGATGATACGGCCACAGCAGCACTCTATCAGGCCGCCCGCCAAAAATCGCCCATCAGCGTCATGATGCAACTTGGCCAGCAGCAGGGCGAGTTGTTCGGCATTTACATGAGTAACGTCGTGCCGGATGTGCCGGCCTTCGATGATTCACAAACGCGGCTGCAGTGGCAATTTCAAAACTGCCGGGCCCAAGGAAGCGTGGATGATGAGATTTATCTCGCGTTCGGGTAAGGAAGGAAGCAATGTCGCCGCAGGCCAGGGAACTCCCCTCAATGGCGCTGTGCACTATGACAGCCTAGTTTCGATTGACTCCAAAGCCGCACCGGGAGTCAGATTCGCGATCCACCGTATCTCGTTCGGGCGGCGCATGGAACTGAGCAGGCGAGTCCGTGAGATCAGCCGAAAGGCGGAGTTTCTCGAGGCCAGCTCGGAGCTGCACGAGAAGATTGAAGCCAACATTCTGGCGCAGGAAATTGACGCGCTGTACTTACAGTGGGGGCTGGTGAGGATTGACGGATTAGTCATTGATGGCGAGGCTGCCACCGCGGTGCAGTTACTGGAAAAGGGCCCTGAGGATCTGGCGCGTGAAGTAGTCGGCGCGATCAAGGCACAGTTCGGGTTAAGCGAGGCCGAGAGAAAAAACTGATCGTCGCGTTCCATTTTCAACTTGGAAACAAGGCCGCGTGGAACTGCGACGGATGCAGAAAGAGCGGTCTGGAGAGAAAGCGGCGATGCGGTTGGCTGGAACATGATGCCGAGTCGATCTCACCGATCGTTTGGGTCCGGCGGCGAGTATCCCTGACGACCTGTCCGACGTCGTACATCAGCTCGGAGAGCATCGCGCTGCTGGAGGAGTTCCATGCCTGGAAGCTGCTTGGCGCGGGGAGTGTTTACGAGTTGCCTGCGCGCCTGGTGGAGGCGATTTTTCTATTGGAGAACGAACTGAGGGCGGAAAGCAACGATGGCCAGAAGTAAGTGGGAAGATCTTCTGCCGGCGAGCAGTGCTGGGAGCGCCTCTCGAAGCGACTTACTCGGGCAACTGGCCGCATCCACGGGCAGCGGCGGTGGCGGAGCGGGAAGTTCCAGTGTGACTGGTCTGGCTCAAAGCAGCAGCTCCGACATTACGGAGCAGTTGACCTCTCTGACGACGCAAATCAGCAGTCTCACCTCAATCCAGCAATCGCAAATCAGCGCACTGCAAGATAATACGCAAGCGCTCACCGAGAACACCACGTCAAAGACCAGCAGCGGATCTTCCGTGGGTAGTACGGTTGAGAGTGTTGCATCGAGCTTCTTGGGCGGAGGTCTGAGCAGCCTGTCGCCCTTGATTGGCGGACTCCTGAGTCTGTTTGGAGGCGGTGGCGGTCAGACACTCGCGGTGCCATCTCCATTTATGTTGCCGCCGGAGGTGCAATCGAACGCGGGGCTGACGGCTAGCGCGCCTGGACAAGTGGTGCCGGCTAGTTATGGAGAAACGGGCCAGCCGCGCGCGCAATCGGCCAGCGCTTCGCAACAGATCACTGTCCAAGTGAACGCAATGGACAGCCAATCGTTTCTCGATCATAGCGATGACATCGCAAACGCGGTGAAACAGGCAATCTTAAACTCCAATTCGCTAAATGACGTAATTTCCAGTCTGTAGATATGAGCACGTTTCCGACATTGAAGACCGGGGCTGTGATGCAGTACCCCGCCCAACGCGGCTTGCAGTTCGCGACGACGGCCTTGCAATTCGTGGATGGCTCCGAACAACGTTTCTGTAATTACCAGTCGATGCTTCACAGCTGGGTGATCCAGCTTAGTCTGCTGGATCAGAGCGAGTTGCAGACGTTGCAGGAATTCTTCCGCGGCATCGTGGGACCAGCTGGAGACTTCGCTTTCACGGATCCTTTGGATGGCACGAACTATCCAAGCTGCAGCTTGGCGAGCGACAGCATGGCTGCTGTGCTGGTGGGCGAATGGAATGGCGAAACGTCACTGACTGTGCTGGAGAACGGAAGCTGACATGCTCTACTACCCGCAGCTCACCACTGGGGCCATCACCCAGTTTCCGGTTACCCGCACTGTCAATATGCGGACAGCGGCCAATCAACTTCCGAGCGGCTTCACGATCCGGATGGCTGATACCGGCGCGCAGAAGGTGCAGTGGCGGCTGGTATATTCGGATCTCACCGATGGCGAACGAGCTTCCCTTGAGGGCCTGTTTGAAGCTTCGGCAGGCCAACTGAATACATTTACGTTCTTAGATCCCACCGACAATCTGTTGATGTGGAGCGAGGACTGGACGCAATCGGTGTGGACGCCCGATGCGCTGTTACAGGTCGCCGGCGGAGTGGCGGACCCGCTAGGAGACAGCGCGGCGATGCAACTCACGAACACCGCGCAAACTACGCAACAGATCGTTCAGAATACAAGCGGACCAAGTTCGTTCGTGTACTGCTTCAGCGTGTATGTACGGAGCAATGTGCCTGCGGCGATTCAGCTGGTTGTGACCGCGACGGGGCAAACCACTTTAACGGCGGTAACGACTGGAGCTTCGTGGAAGCGAGTGACGACCGCTGGCAGCCTCTCGGTTCAGCAAGAGGGGATTGCCTTCGGAGTGCAACTGCCGGCAGGGGTCCAGGTGGACGCGTTCGGCGCTCAAGTGGAAGCACAGCCCGGGGCGGGGTTGTACAAGCAGACTATCGACCTCGGCGGCGTCTATTCGAGCACGCGGTTCTCTTCCGACTTACTCGCAGTAACGGCCACCGCGCCGAACCAGCACTCCTGTCAGATCGGCTTGATCAGCAGTCTGTGATGCGGCAGCAGAACGGAGAGCCTCTCGCACAATGACGACGATCGACGTTTTGAAAGAGCTGGAGGTTCCGGGCACGCCACTGCTTTTGTTCAATTGTGCGCTGCCAACCGGCGACGTTCAGTACTGGAGCACTCACAACGTCACTGTGAATGGCCAGCAATACTTGAGCCGCGTGCTGAAGCACAATATCTTCGATCTGAACTCCAGTCCAGAAGCCGCGACCGACGGCGTCTCCATTGTCTCTATCACACTTGCCAACGCAGACGCCTTTCTTTCCTCGATTGAGCGGGACATTGGATGGAAAGGATCGGACCTGGTGGTCACCTTTCTGTTTTTCGACCTGACGAATCAAGTCGTGGTGTCAAACAGCCAGGTCGTGTTCCGTGGAATCGCAAACCCGCCGGATCAATCCACTGAATCGACCCTGCGGCTCAGTTTCACCAACACCCTGAACTTACAGCGGGTATTCTTGCCTGCGATCCGCATTCAAAAGACGTGCCCGTGGAACTTTCCAAGTACCGCGGCGCAACGGCAGGAGGCGGTCAGCGGAGGAACGGAAGGGGTGTTTTCGCCTTTCTACCAATGCGGATATTCACCGGATCAGTCCGGCGGAGTGGGGAACATGAATGCGGGCGCCCCTTACACCACCTGCGATTATTCGCGCGTGCAATGCCAACAGAGGGGCATGTTCGACACCGACAATCGGAGTAATGTTACGCGAAGGTTTGGCGGCATTGAATTCGTGCCCGCGTCGATCATTGTGCGCACTTATGGCTCGAAAACATCGCAATTATCCAGTCCCCTGCCGAATCAAGCTCTCTATAATGACTTCATTCCGCTGATTTACGGGACCGGATGGTATCAGCCGCCGATTGTCCTGGCTCTCAACGATGGGAATCTCACACACTTCGAAATACTGTTGGGAAGCGGGCAGATTAGCAGCGTTATCGCGGTTATCGTAAACAACACCCAGATCCCGGTTGGGGTGAACGGGACAAATATGACGGCGACGGGTTGGTACAACGTCATCAGTCATGGAGCCAGGAATGGCAGCTTCAATCCGGACTTCAGCAATTCCGCCGGACAGCCGTTAGGCGATCCTTACGGAAGCATGGCATTTATGTCGCTGGTTGTGCCCAACTGGATTTCCAATGGAACCTCACTGCCCAACGTCGAGGTCCTGATTCAGGGCCTCCAAGTCGCGCAATTTGATTCCAGCGGCAATTACATAAGCAATGTCTTTACCAACAATCCAGCCTGGGTGATGCTAGACGCGTTGCTTCGCAGTGGTTGGACCCTCTCGCAATTGGATCTTGCAACCTTTTCGGCCGTCGCGCTGCGCTGCAACGCGCTGGTCTCCACGGTGGATGTTAACGGGAACAGCACCACCATTCCTCGCTATCAATGTAATCTTCTGCTGACAGGGAGCCGGAGCGCCGGCGACATCGTTCGCGGCATTCGGACCGCCTCGGCGATGTATCTCACTTTTGATTCCAATGGACTGATTCAGCTCAATGCGGAAGACACACTCGCGAACCAGCAGCCAACGCAGTCGGCAAGCAGCAATAGCACCGCAGAGTTGAACGGCGGATGGCCGGCCTATGAATTCGGCGACGATGCGTTTTCAGGCATCGTGCGCAGCGCCAACGGGACGCCCTCGCTCACGGTAACGTCGCAGAGTATAGCCAATACTCCGAACCAATATACAGTTGAATTCCAAGACGAGTTCAATGATTACCAGCAAGATAGCCTATCGTTAGTGGATATCGATGATTTCGTGCTAACGGGGCAGCAGGTTACCACTACACTAACGGCCCTTGGCCTTCCGAATTTCGATCAAGCCAACCGCGCAGCGGCGCTTCAGTTATATAAGTCGGTGAACGGCAACACGTATATCCAGTTTGAGACCAGCGTGAAAGGCGTGGGGTTAAAGCCCGGCGACATCATCGCCTTGACTTACGCAAGGGAAGGCTTCAGCCGGCAACCATTCAGGATTACCAAGCTATCTCCCGGAGTCAATTTCATTACGGCTGTCATCGCCGCACAGATCCATGACGACGCATGGTACACGGTGGTCAACGCGGATGCGGGAGGATCGGGGCGCCAGCCTAGCTCCGAGGTTGGACTGCCGAGGCCGCTTGTGGGCAGCGTGCTCGATAGCAATGGAGTGGAGCAGTTTGGAATCTCGGAAACCTCTACGGAGAGCACGGATGGCAGCGTTACCGAGACTTTATCGGTCTCCTTCTCCGTCCCAGCAAAGCCGGCAGCAAGCTCAGCCGGCATACCGCTGATGGGACTGAACGCTCAGGTGAGTAACAGTGGGGGAACCTTGGCAGGTGGGCAAGTTCTGTATTACGGAGTGAGCGCGGTTGACGCGAACGGGGCCGAGGGCGGGCTCTCGTTTATCGCAACGGTGAACGTCCCGGCAGGCGACAACACGAACCAGGTTACTCTTGTGAGTCTCAGCTTTTCGCCGGCTGCCGTCTCTTTTGATGTTTATCGTGGCCCTAATCCCACGCAAATCTTGCGAATCGCCAGTAATGTTGCGATCGCCGGCCAGTTTATCGACTCGGGACTAACTGCATTGTTGCAGGGTCCGCCGGACCCCAATTACGATCACGCCAACTTCAATTGGCGCTTGGAGCTGCAACCTCCCGAGCAGGTGGGCATATTCTCGGCGACCACCGTCGGTAGCAGCACGCTGAACATGGTGGTGAACCTGTACAACGGCGCCACGGTGAGAATCACTACGGGGACCGGAGCGGGACAGGAGCAGACTATAGCTTCCAACACGGCCACCACGCTCACCATCACGACGCCCTGGAGCATCCCCCCGGATACCACGAGCTTCTTCCTGATAGCGGACTCCGCTTGGCAGTTCGGAGCTTCCAGCAACGCATCGCCGGTCTCGTTTGCTGTGCCGAATCGCCAAGGGGTGACCGTTCATGTTTCAGGGCTGGCAGCGAACGTCCTGAACCAGGAATGCGCGTATGCATTGTCGCCCCTCACGCGCTGGACAATCACGGGCTCGACCGGCACCGAGGTTGATACTGCCGTTTCAGGACCGCCAGTTTTCGGCCTCTACTCGATCGGCGCCGGCAGCATTGAGGTGCTGGGGATTGCGTTCGCCAGTTTAGACAATACGTTATCCATCAGCGCAGGCACGTTAACGCTGGCATATTGGGACGAGTTGAACGGCCCTTCGACCATCTTGTTAAGCGCCGCGATGGGCACGAGCGATACGTCGTTGACCGTGGCTACCGCAGTGTCGGCGTCCAGCGGCTCTCTGTTGCAGATTGACGCAGAGGTAATGATCATCCAACAGAGCCTGACAAACAGCACAACTGTTCCCGTCACGCGGGCCTCTCACGGCACCACGGCTGTGGCTCATACCGCTCAAACCGGCGTCTATCTTCTTGCGGAAAAGATCTTCATCATGCCGTTCGCACAGGACTTCTTTGGGAGCCCGGCGAGCGGAAGCTATGCGTTTCCGATCACAATTCCCGATGTCCGGATCGCAGCCGGCGAGTTGTTCATGACTAACTCAAGAGGCAACAGCAGCGTGGCCGCTGAGTCTTTCACCGACACCACGGACTTCGGGCTTCGAACCCTCCTGGGAGGGCAACTGACTATTCAGGTGGAGGGTCCGCTGGCGATTCAGACCAACGCGGCGCCTCCGCTGGTGGTGGACACTTCGTGTTCGGTGCGGGACGTTTCCGCTGTTGTGCAGGACGCGCCTACCGGAGCGCCGGTAACCATGCAAGTGACCCAGAACGGAAATGTCTATTGCGAGCTTACAATCGCTACTGGCGCCACCGTATCGAATGTCGTGGACGGCTTTGCGCTCGGGCCGTTGCAGGCTGAGGCGATCATCGGTCTGAACATTACTTCCGTGGTGCAGACCTCAAACACCCAGCCAGGTTCGGATCTGACCGTGACCATTCGACTATAGGCACTCTGAAACATGCCCGCGACTTTACAAATGCTGCAGCCCGATGGGGATCTGCAATGTTACTTCTTTGAGCCATCGGCCATTGCCGCTCTGAGTTCAACCAGCGCAACCGGGTTCACAGTATCAGGCACCTGGCGGCAGCAGTTTGATTGGGCGGTAATCGAGTGGAATCGCGACAACGTTTTCGAGCACCCCGCGTTTCGCTCCTTGCCCAATGGTGATCTCAGCGGATTGACGTTGAGTTACCAGGAGACACGGGAAAATTGCATCCCATTGGATTCCGATTTGTATGCTACGGTCAATTGGCCCACTCTTCGAATCTGGGCTAACCCAGGAAGCGGCGAACAAATCTACCAAATTCCGCTGACGACTTACGCGACACCCACCCAGGGCAGTTATCAAAGCGCGACCGTGCAGTTCACGCTGGGCGGGACAGTTACTGCTGGAGACTATGTCGGTATCGCATTTCTGTTGGAGCATTATCCGTATTTAATGAACACGGGCGACACGCTGGCCTTCGCGATTCAGAACATTGTCCAGGGAATTAATGCCTTTTCGCCCACGATGCAAGCCACAGCCTCAGGTACGACGATCACAATTACCTACCTTGGTACGGGCCTTCCCACCAACAGCACTACCGGTGCGAATGGAAATATAATCGGCGCGTACACGTATGTCTCGGGCAGCCAGACAGAAACGTGGGACGCGCCATCCAGGCTATTTTCGGGTGGAACGTCGCCATCACAGTGGCAAATCACTTTGCCATTCGCGACACTGGCGGATCCCGTGCTCGGCGTCGTTCCGGCCACTGCGATCCGAAAGCTGCGATGGACCTATTCAGCCGCTCTCCAGGCCGGCGCCTTCGTGCGCAGCGAATTTCAAGTGGTGGTATCCAGCTGGACGGTCACTGGCAGTGGGCGGGGCTACTCCATCGCTGGTCCGGGCAGCCAGCGTATCGAAGACGATTCGAATCAAGTGGAGTATAGCGGTACCTGGACCACCGAGGGTGGAAACTACTCCGGCGGCACGATTCATTCCACCAGCGTCACTGGATCGAGTATTAGCTGCACTTACACGTCTTCACAAGACCACTCTCTATACTTAGGAACCAGGCTCGTGGACCCCGGTACGCTGATCTCTATTGTTGTCGACGCGGGCAGTTCCTTTACCGTGAACTTGAACGTTCCCAGCGAAGACGTTCTGATTCGAACTCTCCTAGGCCAGCTCGGTTCGGGAACACATACTGTGACCGTTACGCAGGTTGGCGACACTGGAACTTACTTCTATTTTGACTTTCTTGAGATCGCCATCCCGTCGACGACCGCCCCCACTGAGACAACTGAGATCAAGCTCGCGGCGGCTACGGATTGGGATACGAATCATTCCCTTGCGCTGGCGCCGGAACGCACGGCCGGGATGATTTACGCTCTTGGCTTCCGGGCTCGCGTGAATCACTATGCGGGCGCGCTGTGGTTTTATGAGCTGAACTGCATCGGCCAGCAATATGCGTCCGCCACCGTTACCTTCTCTGGGTCTCCGGATCCGAATCTCATTACTCAGATCATTCTCGGCACAACCGGCCAGCCTTCTTCGACCGACAACATTATCGAGCATCTGAATCTTATCGGCGACACTACGGAGACGCTGGCGTTAGCCTTTGCGCTCCAGTTGAATAACGGCTATACGGGGGTCTGGGCGCAAGCCAGCGGCAGCCAGGTCACGATTTATTCGCGCGCCATGGGCACGGAGGGCAATGCCATCACTCTCGCCACAAGTGCGAACACCACCGACCTGACGATCACCACCTCTGGGTCCCCACTGTCGGGCGGCGTGGATGGCAACTGGTACACCGACCTCGAAGTGGTGCCCCGCATGAACCGCGCGGCACGCGACTGGAGTCAGAGTTATTTTACAGCGCTGGTCGGCTATGGATTCGATGCGACCGCGTCATTCAGTATGGAACTCGGCAATGGCGATCCATCGGCCGGCGCCGGCATC